CGAAGCGTCTCCTCATACGTAAAGAAGTAAGTATAGCCTTCCATTGGAATACCGAATCGTTTCGCAAGAATATCATTGCGAGTTGCGGGAGCTTTCTCAGCTCTTTCAACATCCAATTGATATGTTTCGTATGTAACCGTCTTACCAAGATTCGGATTGGCTTTCAACCACATCTCTGGTTTGGCCACCTCATCAATGGAATCCAATTTGTAATACCAAATGGAGACGTGAGGATTCACGTAATCACCTTTTAGTATGTCCATCAGTTCCATTTTGATTGTATCTCCAACGGAATTTCGAACGGTGCCTTCCGATGATGTAGCAACAATCAAGTAGTCATCCAATTTGGATGCACCCTGTTCAATGGCGCCAATTACATCTTCTCTAGTATCACCAGAAAGCCATTCGTCAACTGTTGAGATCTTAGGACGAAGACCTTGTAACTTGTCGATTGACATCGGTCGAACTTCAAGAAGAGAATTGGTCATGAAATTTCGGATGCCAATTTTAGTTGAAGCCAACTTCGCTTGCTGAGCTTTTGGACCTGTGCCGGGAGCATTGCCGTCAGCTAGAACCTTGAATAGCGGTCCTGGCATTCTGGTTAATGCGGTTCTGAAAGGCGCCATGGTCTCTTCCGCCTGTTTCATGGTTGGGGCAACAATGATCTGAGAAGTTGTACTTTGATCCATAACCAAAAAATATGCTTGAATCATTTCAGCAAACATGGTCTTGGCGGCACCACGAGCAACGATCAGATACATCTTCTGGATCAAACGTTTCAGAATCTTTCGATTCTCATAATGCCCTGGTCCTCTTCCTTCTGGATTTGGAATATAAACAGAACGTTCAACATAGTAATACCAACCAAATATCTGTTCGGCCCAAAGTTTAAATGAATCCAAAAGATGAAGTTCGGAGCCATCGGTCAAAGTCAATTCGTTTTCGCAGAATGCAATAAACCCATCAACTTTTCGTTCATCATAGTAAACACCGGGATTGGCAATCAACTGATCAATTCTGTTCATTTCGAGTTCTATCTCATGACAAACAGGAATTTCACCATTCATGACTCTTTGCCGAAACTCACCATAATATTTTGGAACTGCTGTATTGGAAAGAGCCATAGTGGGTCACCTCTTCTCAGGCCTTCTTTACCTTCCGCACTGTCGACATTGTGTTAAGATCGAAACCTTCATTCTCAAGGCTATCGATTCGATCCAGGTACTGCTTAACCATAGCCTTGCCTTTCTTTCTGTCAGCCCAAGCTTCAGCATTAGTCGTTGTGCTCTTTTGGAAATCATCCATTAGCTTGTTGACTTTATTCAAACCATCAGAAGACCACTTTTCCAATGCTGTGGTATACTTACGTTGCTCAGTCAGAAGCTGTTTTGCCGATTTACCAGTCTTTTTCAAAGTACTTGAATAGTTCTTTGCGACAAAATTTTCATCATAAGAATCCCATTTATTCTTCTGATCTTTATAGTAGCCATTCTCCAAAGCAGCGTTCAAAGCAGCACTTGCCGCACGGCCGGCGACCTTACTTTTGTTTTTCTTCAAACGTCGCCTTTGACCCCCACTTCATACCTTTAACACCATAGTGCATGAGTTCATCAGCTGAGAGAATGTAAGACATAGTTACCTCCCATCGGTATCTTTTTCAATCAAAATCTTCTACGAGTTTCACTGAGAACAGTACCAGCGACATCAATGATCGGCTTACTACCAATTTTGGTTATGGCCTCTGCTGCTGCTTGAGCTGCACGTTTTGCTTGAGCATTTTTAGCTGCTTTTAAAAGAGAACTATATGCCATATTCTTGATGAGACCACCATACATGGCAGTCAATCCAGCCCCGAGCTGTACTGCCATACTGACATTACGTTCTCTTTGTGCTTTCTTTACGGCATCATCGATTGACATGTTATATTTAGCAGAAAGCTTTCCCGCACGATTACCAACACCACCGAACAACGTTTGATCCGCTAAACTTTGCCTAGCGGTTGCTTTTAGCTGTTTATTGTCGATAGATTGTTTATATGTTCTCTTTGCTTTCTTATACTCGTTACGGGCTTTACGAATATCCTGCTGAGTACCTGTCTTCTTTGCCGATCTTAGATTTGCTTTGGCGTCTTTACGAGCTTGATACTCTTTGGAATATCCATACTTTTTACGAACACCCCACTTCATACCTTTAACGCCAAAATGCATGAGTTCATCAGCTGAGAGAATTTCAGTCATAGTAGTCTCCTTATTCATCTTCCGTTACTGACTTGGGCCTCATTATCTTGATAAAGTTGGCCCAGATTGATTAAAGTAATGCGACCCAAGAATTGGATCACCATAAGAATTATTAACTTCTTGATTCAATGTGAAAAAACAGAGTTGCCCGATGGCCATTCCAGCTTTAATTCGAATTGGCAAAGTATTCTCGTTTTTGATCTCCAAAGTAATATCGCCACGAAAACCAGGATCGATGAATCCAGCCGTAACATGCGAGGCCAAGCCCAATCGTCCAATTGAAGATTTACCTTCATAGCGAGCAGCTAAATTCTTAGGAATACTTACGCCTTCAATCGTGGATCCAAGAACGAATTCGCCTGGATCAAGAATGTAGCCTTCCGCTGGAATCTTCATCTCATGAACCGAATCCTTTGGATATGTTTTTGATTCAGCATCGATCACCGAACCACCAGAAAAACGAATCAGACGAGAATCCAAATGAACATCATAACTGCAAGGTTGAAGTGATCGCATCTCGAATGGAAATATCAAGCCACTGGTTTGAACCAACTTTTGAATCGCATTGTCGGAAAGCAGTGTCATGGTGGTCTCCTTATTCATCTTCCGTCACTGGCTTCTAATTCTGGATCGTAGCCAGAATACTTCTTGAAAGCCTCCATCATGTTATCCAGCAATTCGCTATTGGCGGAAGCGGAATTCAAGGATTCACGCTTTGCTTCAAGAACTGCGTTTTCTTTTCGTAGTTTTTCAAGTTCGACCTGTTCTCGAATGCTGCCCTGCTTTAGCCAATAGCAAATGACCTGAGCGGATGCAGTTCCAGACCGCATCTGTTGCTCAGCGGCATCATAGGCGAGAAGAGTCAATTGCTTTTCGCGTTCTTCCACTGAACGAGCCGGTGGAAATTGGCGGGACAGCGGTTCGATGGACTTCTTTCGACGTCCCATAAACGAATCGCCTCCAGTTTCTAAATGAATAAATATGGTTTTAATCAGTTCCGAGGACTTTACTAGGACCAC